GATTTAACCGCACTTACAGCAAGTCGTGTGCATACCTACCCTAACAAGGCTATTAACTTTGGTAATTTGTCGTTCATTGCAACCACTAACAGTAATAATTTAAGCGGTACAAATTGCCATATCTTAGGGGGCAATAACACCACAGTAAGTGGTACTGATGTTACCGCTGTTGGCTGTACTGGCTGTGACTTGTCGGTGTACACAAGCAACGTCATAGCCATAGGATTGCGGGGTACTACCAACAGTCATGCTGTCGCCCCAAGTCAGGCCATCTTACTTGGTTCTAGCGCACTCACAACCTCGATATTCAACATAAGTGGTGCGCACGCAGCTGCGCTTGGTGTAATACAGTGTGTGTACAGCGATATATGCCAAGCTAATGGTACTACTTACAATGCTACGCTAAATGGAGTAAATACGCCGTCTAGCACAAACTGCATTAAATTGATGCCGTCTGCCTCAGTGCTATCAAGTGCAGTAATTGATTTAGACTTTATAATCGTTATCGGGGACAATATGTCGGGTGCGTTGCTTGCGCCAAGACGTACTGTATTTGCAAAGCGCAGAGTATATGTAGTGTTTGCTTTTAATGACTCTGATGTAGGTGCATTTAATAGTAGTGTAGAAGTTATAGGCACTGATACTAGCGTAGGCTCTGCTGCCACAGGCACAGTAACCGTAGGAGTTACGGTTGATTCTGCTAACAACAGACTAATTCCAACTGTTTCAGCTACATCAGGCTCTAAGCAGACATTATTCCAGTTTGGCGTGCGTTCCACAGCCCACTATAACCGCAACGTATAAGAGGATAAACATCATGGCATTTGTAACAGCATTAGCAGCACATGGATACGAATATCCTACTGCATACATCAAGGCGCACATTGAGCATTGTGATGCACAGCGCACAGTAGTTAAACTTACCGTATGGCCTACGCAAGCAGCTCGAGATAGTGGCGCAGAACCTGTGCGCTACGATAGCGATTTGCGCCAATACAAAACGGACTTAGTCCTGCAGGCAGATAACCCTGTTGCATATGCATATGCACTGGTGCAGGCAAGTGGTGAGTTCCCTGATGCAACTTGGAATGTGTAGCGTGGGAGTAAACAAACATGATTACTACAAACCACACTACAGGAAACAACAGAACGTACACACAAGCTGTTGTTGTTGGCAGCTTCCCAAACCCTGCATTTGATGGCGTATTGTATGTACAGGCTTGCATTTGGGAAAATGCCGCTGCACAAGCAGCCTTTCCTGAGCAGCCAATGGAGATACGGCAGTATACAGTTGCTGAAGCTGAGCTTCCAGCAGGCACTAATACGACAGAGCCAGAGGCTGTACTCTTAGCTGCAGGGTACTTTACACAGCTAGAGGTGTAACATGGTTGATATTGCTCGTCCCCGTATTATAGCGGAAGCACATAGCATAGCGCAGCCATTTGAGATAGCCATTGACTCGCAACAGTTTGCACGCAAGGTTACAGTGTTTAACCTTACTGTAGCAGCAAACCAAGCAGGTACAGGCTATCTTGACGTGTTTGTTCGCATGGCGCAGACAGACATATATGTTGCACTGCTAAGCTCTATTGACGGCACAGCTGTTGCGTTTGACCTTAGCGCACCCGATGTGCTTGTTGTGGAAGATATAGACATTGGCGCGTTCCGCTTAGTGCCACGCGCTGTTGTTGGTATCACAAGTGTTTACTACTGCTTGGGAGGCATACATGATGAGTAAAGTATTCATGCTTGCCAAGCAGGTCATAAGTGCCAGTGCTGCCTATGCACTAGCTCAAGCAGCTAGTGCTGCGGCGGCAGTTGCACAAGCGGCTGCTAATGCTGCACAAGCTACAGCGACAACAGCCCACAACAATGCAGCTACAGCACAAGCTACAGCAAATACTGTAGGCTTGCTGTTGGCGCAATACTTTGGCCTTACTGGTAACGTACTGTCTACGCCATACAAGTTCAAAGAAGCTATAGGCTGGCGGGATAACATGCAGTCACTTACTATGGGTAGGGCTACTGGAGCTAACGTACCCAACTGGGCTACCATAGTGAATGGCATAGACGGTTGGCAGTTTAGCCCTACTACAATGAATGAGCTGTGGATTAACTTCCACATAGACCATGATTACAAGGTAGGCACTGCACTGCACTTCCACGTACACTGGGCGCCAAGTACAACAAACACTGGCACTGTGCGTTGGGGCGTAGAGTTTATGGCAGCTAAAGGGCATAGCCGACAGGCTTTTCCTATACCAACCACAATCTACATAGAGCAGGCTGCCAGTGGCACAGCCCTTATGCACCAAGTTGCAGAGCACGCAGCAGGTGTGCTAAGTGCATCATTCGAGCCTGACTGCGTTATCATGTGTCGCATCTTCAGAGACGCTACACATCCTAACGACACATACACTGGACAGGCATGGGGTATATTTGGAGATATACACTACCAAACTGAGCGTAACAGCACACCCCAAAAAGCACCAAACTTTTACACGGGGGATAGCTGATGGCTACAGAACATCACGCAGGAGAAGTTTCTATGGCAGCAGCAAAAGCATCGCCACCGTTAGCTGTTACTGGAATGCACTTGGCAGGGTATCCGCTACAGGATTGGTTGGTGCTTGCTACATTGGTGTACACTGTACTACAAATAATCTTGTTACTGCCTAAGTTTCATAAGCAGTACAAGGACTGGAGGGCTAGCAAAAATGACTACTGCAAACGCGAATAGCGCAAAGCTACCTGAAGTTACCCTTACTCGCAAATGTGGGTCGCATGGAGGCACTTGGGGGATACTAAGCTATCCCCCAGCTAATTTACAGCTGCGCACGATGGAACGTGCATGGCTAGACAACAAAAGCATGGTTAGCTGCATACCATGTGGCCGCTACAAAGTGGTGGCTACTATGAGTAATCGTTTCGGACGCAGAATGTATTTGCTGCTCGGGACATCACCGCGTGAAGGCATACGCATACACGCAGCTAACTTGCCAAGCCAGTTGAATGGCTGCATAGCATTAGGCACAGCAGAAGCTCGATACCCTAGCACACGTAAGCTGCTAAACAGCCGTGTTGCTGTAGGGAGGCTAGAAGCTGTGTTTGGTATGCAGCCGTTCTACCTTACCATAGTACAGAGCGAGGACTACACAGATGCTAATTGAATTTTTAAGTAGCGCACTAGGCGGCAGCGCACTAGGCGCAGTTGCAGCGGCCATTGGCCGTTGGCAACAAGGCAAGCAAGAGCTAGAGAAGCTACGGCTACAACAAGCCCACGAGCTTGCACTGGCCAAAGCTGAACTACAGCAAGCTAAGGCACTTGCGGATGTGGAACTTATTAAGTCCACAGGCAGCACCCAAGTTGAATCGTACGCGCACGATGCTATGCTTGACGGCATGGGCTTTGTGGGGGTGGTGCGTGCGCTTGTGCGCCCAATGCTTACAGCGTTCTTGGTAGTCTGCACAGCACTGCTAGGCTTACAGCTTGCAAGCGATACGCAGCTTGACCCTGTAGACAGCACAGCATTGCTTAAACAGATAGTAGATGGTTTGGTAAGCTGCACCAGTATGGCATTAGCTTGGTGGTTTGGCGCACGCAGCCATATTAAATAACGTAGGAGTTATGCAACATGACAGCATTACTTGCAACATTGGGTAAATTCTTGGGTACTGGAGGTGGCGGCTCTATTGGCGGCTCTATGGGCAGCACTAAGGGCAGCAGCACAAGTACCCTAAACAGCACAAGCACACAGCAAGGCACAAGCACTAGCAGTGGTACTGGTGATACGCAAACGCAGCAAACCAGTATGGATGCAGCTAGTAAGGCATTACTGGACGCATTCACGCAGCAAATGGCCAGCGCACAGGGCACAGGCGGAAAGGGCTACAGTAAGACAGATGCAATTACTGACGTAGCAGGCACTATCTCTAACATTTTCCGCCAGTTTAAGGAGCAAGACTTGCCGCAGATTATGGGGCAAATGGGGCTTGCTGGAGCGTACAACTCAACTGGCGCACAGTTCTTAGCGAATGATGCGTTTGCAGAAGCTACTGCAAAGTCCGCAGATACTACAATGCAGGCTATCAAAGACTACGCAGGCATTACACGCGAGAATGAGCAAGCGTTCCAAGCTGCGCTGCTTAATGCCTTTAGCCTGCAAGCAGAGGCTACTAAACAAGCCAGTACGCAGGAACAAGGTACAGCGCAAAGCACAAGCAACATCACAGAGACAACAAACAGCGTAGCAACAGAGCAGTCCAAGAGCAAGAGCAAAGGCTTGGGGCTGAACTTTAAGCTATAGGAGCATACCATGCCAGTAGATTTAAACGCCATGCTAGAACAAAGCATGATTGATTTAGCAAACACAAGCCCTGCTGATAGCTTAGCTGTGACTAACAGTCTGACAAAGGCTTTAGCTACTGGCGCACAAGCTCAGACAGCGGCCAATCAGCAGTTGGGTAACGTACAGATTGACGCAGCAAACCGTGCAGAGATACTGCAATCGGAGGCTGCTAATGCTACGTTCAAGGCTACCAACGATGTGCTTGCTATGTGGAACAATACACAGCAGGCTACAGCATTAAGCATTCAGCAAAGCAAAGATTACTTGATGCAAGCCACTACACTAGAGGCAGAGGCGCAAAAGCTAGAGGATGAAGCCCCTAGCCTATTCAAGAATCCGCTAGCTGCAATTACAATGAAGTGGAAAGCAGCTAGCAAGCAAGTGGAAGCTGAGGATAAGCGCGGCACAGCGCACAAGATGCTTAGCAACATTAACAGTATGCTACAGATTAGCCGCACGCAAATGGAAGATACCATTGCAGCAAACAGCCTATACAATAACGCATTGATAGACAAGCGTGCTACAGAGCTTGATGACGGTATTGCACAGGCTCGTGCGCAGGCTGAAGTAAACTACAACAATGCAGCTATTATGGGCAAAGCTAGTGCAGATATTGCTATAGCTAAGCGTGGCCATTTGGACTGGCTGCAAGAGCAAAGCCGCATACTTATAGCACAAGGCGATGCAGCAATGCGGGCTAAAGAGTTTGACCTGAACAGGAAGAAATGGCTTGCAGATGAAAAGCAGCGCAATATGCTAGAGCAAAACTTGCAGAACGTAGCCTACTCTATTGCGCTTACACGCAAAGGAAGCGAGCCTACAGAGAGCGAAGTCATTGCAGCACGCGGAATGGCAGAAGCTCTATTCAAGCAAGACCCTGCTACGTTTGGCCAGTTCAGTATGTACGGCAATGAAATCAAAGGCATGGGTGCTACACTAGGCTTTGCCAGTGCATTGAACAAAGGTACTGTAGGCTTAGTGCGCTCACTAGGTGATGCTAGCGGCAATGCGCAGCTTAAAAACTTCGGTGTAGACTTGTACACGCAGCAATATGCAACCACTGTAGAGGGCTTGTATCAGGAGCGTGCGCGTAAGGCTAACGTAGACCCTACCAACAGGCAGGCTTTTGAGATGTGGAAGCGCGGCTTAGGCAGCGGTGAGAAAACATCCATAGAGAAGCAAGCTCGTGAGATTGCAGAAAGCACAGTGCGCGATATGCCAATCACAAGCTATATGCAAGGCAAGACTGAACGCTACACTTTGCCGTCCAATGGCATTAACACTATTGCGCTTGGCAATGCTACTAGCGTACAGGAATACTACGGCTTCAAGGTGGGCACTAAAGAGAACGCTGCTCTTGCTAGCCCTGAGCTACGCGCAATCATACAAAAGGCGCAAGCCAGTAATGGTGTAAACGGTTTGGTTGCAGGTGCGGCTAGTGCATTTGACTGGATGAAAAAGGCTGGCGTAAAGAATCCTGCTAAGGTGCTTGCTAAGGTGTACGGCAATGCCATAGAGGGTATCATTCAGGAAAATGACCCAGAGTACAAGTTCCTGCGCAGCAATGTGCGCGTTAAGCCTCGAGCCAAAGTGCAGCTTGATGACGCAACGTATGACATGGCTGATGAAATTTGGCTAGAGCGTGCAGTGCATCGCTTCAAGAATCCGCCTAAGAGTATTGCAGGCTGGGCTAAGCTAGGTGCAACTGAGGTGTTTGCTGCAGGACAAGAGGGCATTGCAGGTCTTAATCGCGGAGCTAGTGCAGTAAATGCTGCTATTAGCTTGGGAGGCACTCTGCTTGCTGCCCCCGTAGGCAGTGCCTTAAATGCTAATGGTAATATGCTGATGGATTCAGCGCGTAATAGTGCGCTTCCTGCGGATACTGTAACTAACGCCATTAACAGTGGCGTACAGTTTAAGGAATCCTTGATTAATACCACAACGGACAAGATTAGCCAATATGCTGTGATGAGTGATGCTATGCGAGCCGAGCGTGCAGCAGCCCTTACACCGCCTAGCGCGCCTCCAGTGCGTACGCAAATGGCAGCAGACGGCAGTATTGTAGGCATCTATGCAGATGGCACACAGCGTGTTGTAACGCCACCGCCAAAAGGCAATGCGCCACAGTATAACTTGCAGACTATGCCTACTGCACAACAACCAACGGTACAGCAAGCAGCACCACAGCTGCCTAATGACCCAATAATCAAGCAAGAGCAACTTGCTGATGGCACAATCTACACAGTGTACAAGAGCGGACGCACTAACTACAAAGCACCTGCTCCTAGCTACAACTTGCAGACTATGCCTGAACCACACTTACGCAACTTGTGGAATGAGTAATCATGAACAACACGATAATTGCAACCGATAACGCACAGCTTGCAGATGATGGCAATAGCTTCCTAGACGGTACAGCGCAATTCCTTACCTATGGAGTTGCAAGCTCGCTAACTAGCGCAGGCGTTGGCATATGGAACACTGTCAAAGCAGGTGCTAATATGTTCGGCGCAGACCTTAGCATGACTGATGAAGTAGGTGCTGTTCGCAGCACCTTTGGGCGTGATGCAGCAAACTACTACGCGGAGAACAAGGTTAGCGCAGACTTTGGCGGCCTATTGATTAGTGGTGTAGCTACGGGCATTGGCGCTGTCAGTGCGCTACGCGCATGGCAAGCTCGTGGCATTGTAATGGACGGCTATAAGGCTGCTACTGGCTTAGCTAATCCTGACATTATCTTGGGCAGTGCGCAGGTGCAAGCCTATCGTGCAGCAGTGTCTAGTCGTGTTAGCTACAGTTGGACTAACAGAGAGCTTTGGGGCGCAAGCCGTGTAGCGAGCGTGCAGAATCTCAAAGAGGCAGCAGCCGCTGAGGGCTTGTTCTTGCTAACAAACAACCAAAACGCACTGCTTAACCCAGAGCATTTGGACTACATAGACAGCAGCGTTAATGCGCTCAAAGAGGGTTGGATGTTTGCTGTTGGCGGTGCAGCTTTTGGTGCAGGCTTAGATATGCTGCGCATTAAAGGCTATGCAGCACGTAGCTTCCGCGAGGCTAATGAGACTGGCGTAGCACAGGACTTGCGCCTAATAGCTAGAGAGCTGCAAGCGCGTACTGGCACATTCGGAGATAAGCTATCTGAAGTTGCACAGTTGCGCCAAGCCTTAGCTACAGATGACCGCTTTTTAGCTACTACACCGCAGCAGCAATTTGCGCTGCGTAAGGCTGAGGAGCAAATATCCTTGCTACGCAATGACCTTATCACAGAGGCTAACACTGCAGGACGTGGCGGTGTAGTGGCCATGCAGCAAATCATGGACGTTACAGATACGGCTAAGCTAACCCAGCACTTGGGTAACTTGGTGCGTGTAGAGCGTCCTACACTGGATACGTTTGAAAAGGCCGCTGTAGCTTATGAGCGTTTGGGGGCTACTAACTTAGCAACTCCGCAGTTGCGCCAAGCCTTAGCGGACACTGATACGCAAGTATTGCAGGCTGCCCTACAGGAATTACACAATGTAAACCGCGCCCGTGTGCGTGGCAATACAGCGGTGCTTAGCCAGTTCAACAACCGCCTACGCGGACGCTATGGCCACAAAGTAATGGATGAGTTGTGGTTGCTTGCGCGTGAAAACAGCAAGCTGTTTGGGCTTAACCCTGCGCGTATTGCAGCCATTGAGTCAGGCATAGATGCTACACGCAAAACGCCAAAAGCTATGATGGAAATTAATCAGGGCTTATTTGCAGCAAATACTGGCATTAACCTAGCAGGCACACGCATTCACCCAGACTACGCACTGGACTTAATGGAGGTGCTTGCAGAAACAGCTACGCGCTTTGGTGTAGCAAGTGATAGCTATCTGCTATCAGCTAAATATCCGCAGCTTAGCAAACTGCTCAGCAAACACAAAGTTGGTGCAATAGACCCGTTCAGCACTAACACAGCGTACTACAACACGCGCACTGGCCTTATCTCCGCAACCGCACTGCCACGCGCACAGGACATTGGCGAGGTTAGCATAAAGGACGGAATGATTAACATTGCTGGCGTACGCACTGGCTATTTCTACAAACTGGATGCTGTAGGCCACACTGCATATCTAGCGGAGCTCAAAAAGTTCAAGAGCTTGCAGAGTGAGAAAGAGCATCCTGCGCTAGCAGCTAGTGCGCACTGGGCAGCAGCAGCCATTCGTGGCTTAGATACAACCAGTATCCAGTCCACTGACTTGCCGCGCTTAGAGCTGTTTGCTACAAAGACAGACTTAGCCCCTGATGCGTTTGTTGAAGTGCGCAATGCCAGTGGCGCAGCAGAGCGCATGACCCAAGCGCAAGCTCGCGCGTTTGTTATCCAACAGAAAGAAATCAGCCGCGCTGCTATGCAAGCCGCAGGCCGTAGCCCAGAGGAAATCGCCCTAGTGCTAAACACTGGCGAGAAGTTTGCTATGGGGCAGGCAGCGGACGATGTGTTGCTGATGGGCAAAGTTGACTACACACGCGCTGAGAGCGTGCGTTTACGCTACAAGCAGTATGGTGCAGATGACGTAGACTTAGCTGCTCGCACAGCAGCAGGCTTGTCAACTCGTATTGAGATTGAGTATGGCGTACGGCAGAAAACAGCTGATGACGTAATGCACGGCTTTGGCCTTAATGAGCTTGCTGAGCGTTTGCCCGAAGAGCGTATTGACTTAATCAAGGATTTGAGTGAGACAGACCCGCGCGCAGGGCTTGTTACGGCAGCACACTCACGCTTTGGCAGCTTACGAGAGTGGGCGGCTAGTGTAGGTGCTATGGCTAACAAAGGCAAAGACTCGCTACGTATCAGCACTGAGGAGCAGATGCACGGCTTCTTTGAACACTTCAGTAAGCCTGAAAACTTCGGGCAGCGTAGCGAGCTTGCACTGTTCGTTAATGCAGCGCGTACCAATGACTACTACGTATTCCCCCTAAATGACGGTAATGGCACACTTGCCCTACGCAAGGATAAGTTTGAGCAGCTTGTACGAGAGCAACTACCTGCAAACTATGATGAGCTAAGCGCAGCCGACCAAAAGGCAGCAGCTATGGCAGCAGAGAGTGTGCTGAAGCAAGCTCGCATGGGCGCACGCAGTGAGGCTGAGAAGCTTATTGCCTCTCGTAACGGTGATGCCTACATACTCAGCAAGGAAGTTGGTGAGGTTGTGCAATGGCACATGGCTCGTAACACAGCCTACATTGCTAATGACAAAGCTATCGCGCAAGCCTACGGCAAGTATGTAACTCGTGACCCTAATGTGTTCTATGCACCACCGCCTAGTTTGCAGCGTATGCAATATGTTGCGTTCGCTGTGCCTAAAGATGGCAGTGCAACAGATGCTCCGCGCTTTATGTTGTATGCTCAGAACCAAGCTGAGCTAGATGCTAAGATTGCGTATGTTGCAGAAAACCACAAGATGTATGGCGTTGTGCGGCAAAGTGATGTAAGCAGCTATAAGAAGCTAATCGGTGAGTATGACAAAGGCCGCGTATTCGATGAGCTAGAGTTTGATGCCAACTTGCGCAGCACAGGCCGTAGCGGTAACTTGACACCTAACCTTGATGTGTATGGCGTAGAGACACTAGACCGTATTCGCAACTGGCATCACCGTAAGGCAGAGCACCAGTTCATGAGTGCGCTAGAGTTGAAGTATGCTGACACTGTACAGACACTGCGTAGCACAGACCGTGTAATACGTGGGCAAGGCATTGACACTAAAGAAGCTAGTACAATCTATGCTGACACAGTAAACCAAATACTGGACAAGGCTAGTGAGGGCGGCTTGTTTCACCAACTGTACCAAAAGGTACAGGACGTGTTCAATGTGTACGGCAGTCAGGCGTTAGACACGGCAGGCAATAAGCTAGTTGAGCTATGGCGGGCAAGACCTACAAGCAAAGCAGCAAGCGCACGCTTTGACGTTGAGGCGTTTGAGGCTGTAACGCGTGAGCTAGACGCTAAGGGCTTCCAAAACCCGTACAAGGATATTGAGAGCTACCTAGCAAACAGTGGTAGTATTACAGACAACCGTACAGCGGCTGCGCTAAGCCGTGTTGCTAGTACCCTTGTTGCTGGCCTTACGCTGCGCCTAGATTGGCTTAACAGTGTTGTGCAGGTAATGAGTACGCCAATATTGCTAAGCGGTGTTATCCGCGAGGCTAAGCTGTCTACAGCAGACAAGCGTCTTGTAGAGATGACTACTGTAGCCAATCCTGCAAATGGTGTGCGTGAGCCTACAGCAGCTAAACTTATGCAGCGTGCAATGCAGCAGGTGTTTACACCAGAAGGCAAGGCACTTGCAGAAGAAGCTCGCAAGCGTGGCATATTGCAAGACTACACACGGCAATACCTAGAGGCTAGTGACTTCAGTAGCTTGAACGGTAGACATACGCTACAGATGCTACAGCAGAAGATTGATGACGGTGTTACGCTTGCTAGTAAGATTACTGGCCATATGCTTGCAGAGGACTTCAGCCGTACGCTGGTAATGAACGCCATGTGGGATATTGCAAAGCAAGCTCGGCTGAGCGATGATGCAGCATGGGCTATGGTGCGCAGTGGTGTTGACAAGGTGCATGGTATCTATCGTGCGCACAGTCGTGTGCAGTTGTTCAACGGCACTATTGGGCAGAGCATGGGCTTGTTCCAAACCTATATGTTCAACATGGCGCAGAATGTGGGGCGTGCTATACAAGATGGTCGCGGACGTGATGCGTTTGTGATGGCTGTTATGCAAGGCAGCATATTCGGTGGCCGCAGCTTGCCTATGTTCAGTACGCTGAACAATATGGTAGCGGATACCAACAGTGGCAAGTTGGACATCTATAGCTTGGCTGGTACAGACTATGACCCTAACGGCATGGGCAGCTACTTCCTATATGGGCTTGGCAGCTATGCTACAGTAGTGCCTACTGATGCGTATAGTCGTGGTGATATTGCATTGCGCCATAGCACTGTAGTACCGCTTAATCCGCTAGACTGGCCTGCCGTTGCTATGATTAGCAAGGCTGTTGGTAACATAGTGGACATGGGCAAAGCTATAGACAATGGCGCAGACAATAGCAATGCCCTAGCCTATGGCTTGGCGCACAATGCGCTTAACCGTCCATTGCAGGGTGTTGGTGTGTACTTGCAAAACGCAATGACTAGCACCAAAGGCTCTCCGCTGTTTACTGATGCTAACTACACAGACTACAATCCCGAAGCAGGATTTAACTTTGCTGCACTTGGGGCTAGGCTGTTGGGCGGCAAGCCGCTTGCTGAGGCGATTGCACTGGATAGTTACTACAGACGCACAGCATACCAGACTGAGCAGCGCAATGAGTTGAATGAGCTTGCCAAGCAATTCCGAATCTCTAGCCTAGACGGAACTAGCATGAGTGAGGAGGCTATGACAGAGTTTCTCAGTGAGTACGCTAGTCGTGGCGGCAATCCTGAGAACTTCAATGCTTGGGCGGGCAGACAGCTTATGAATGCTAGTCAGGGTACGGTGGATGTGTTTAAGCAGGGTATGCAGGAAACGGCAGCAGGTCGCTTATACGGCAGCCTGATGTACGACAGGCGTACTGTTCCATTGTGGGAAGATGATAACATCATAGCAAACGGGCAATAAAAAAGGGGGCATATGCCCCCTTTGTTGTTTATAGCTTACGCTGCACAATTAAAGCTATTTAAGTATAATTTGCAGTACACCTGCAATGAAGAATAACACACAGGCTATAACCCATGCGTACACCACTGCTTGTTTCATGCGCTTAGTTGTCCACGATGTCATCTTCTTGCATACTCCGTATATCTATTGCGCTACAACCTATATCCTGCGTTCCGCCAGTTAGCTCAGCGTATCGCGGGTCTGTGTCCTTGATGAATACGCCGTTGTACATTATACCCTGTCTGTCCTTTATCTCGTTGTATGCTGCCAAGAAGCAGCCCTCTAGCGTAAGGTTAAAGGATTCTGCTATACTCAACAGTGCTTCGTATGCAGCATAGCGATGCACTGCAGGATTCTCCGCTATGTATAGGATATTCAGGCGGAATGTAAGCACTGCATAGCTTTGGAACTTGTCCCCAGTCTGTGCGCTGTGCGGTAAGCGTTCGTACTTCATATGGCCGCACTGCACTGCAACCTGCTTGTGGGTAGCCTCTCCCTCTACCCAGTCCTCTATTTCTACAGGCACTAATTTGCTGCCCTCAGGGAAGCCATCCAGTACAGCAAGCACTACAAGGATATCGCCTATAGCATCCTCTACCATAGCTTGCTTGTTGCGTGCTAAGCCGCCTGCAAGCTCTCCGCTCTCCTCCATTAGCTTTAGCCACTGGCCTTCATACGTTGCGCCAGTTGGTGCATAGAAGTTACGCTCTGCTGCCCAGTGCTGTGATTTTATTACAAGCTCTGCAAACATGGTTGCAGGTATTTGCTGTTGTGTGTTACTCATGGTTGTTTACTCTCTGTGTTGTTCAAAAGTTATTGCCCTTGCTTCGCGCTCCAGTGAGGCTCTCTGCGCCACAAGCAAATTATCTGTTAGCTGTTGTATCTTAGCATGTGCAGCTTGTTCACTAATCCGCAAGCTATTCTCTAGGCTGTTGGCTTTATCGTGCCACTTATCCGCACTAGCTGTAGCTTCCAATACCTGTTCGTGCAAGCTGTCACGCTGCTCAATGCTGTGCTTTAGTTGCTCGTTAAGCTCTGCAACTTGCTTGTCTAAGCTGTAAATCTCACTACGGGCTTGCTCCAATTCGGCCATAAGCTCTTGCGCAGTAGCTTCGTAGTTAGCCAGTACATCAGCTTGCGGCAAATGCTGTGGCGTAGGCATTGCGCCCAACTGCGTAAACCCTGCTTCTCCTGCAAGGGCTGCATAAGCAATAGCATCCTCCATGCTATCAGCGTGGGGCTTAGTCTCTTGCCGCGCTAGTTTAACTAGCAGCATGAAGTACCACCCTTGTTGCTCTGTCAGGCTAGTACCGTACAAGCAGTTAAAGGCCGCTACTATGCGACCCATGCTACGCTCACGATTCTGTCCTGTACTGTCGTACTGCTTGCCACGCTCTGACATGATTTCTCCTGCTTTGCGTAGCAGTTGCTCCGCGCTATTTGCTGTTTGCATGATTATGCTCCAAGTTGTTTACGGTCTTTTCTGTCAGCGTACTGTCGCTGCATTGTTAAGGCTACTCTATACTGCTCCTCCGTACCATATCTATACATCCACGCTGCGTAGAAGTCATAGCTTTCTTCTTCCCCAAGATGCACTACTGGGTGATTGCTCAACCCAGTGAACAGCCTGAGTGTGCGCTTGTCAGGCAGTATTGACCACTCCATGTACTGCACTAGGCTATACAGGATTACGTCACCGCTTACTGGGCGCACATGGGCAAGGGCTTTTTCTGCTGGCATTATAAGTCCCCCTCTGTTGGTTTATTGTACACACCGCTTGCTTTGTAGCATACGTCTAAATAGCTACTAGGCTCGGCCTCTTTGCACCAAGCAGTTACGGTTATGCCGTAACCGTTGATAATCTTCCAGCGTACATGGCTGCACCACTCCTCTATAAGTAAGCGTTGGCTTAGGTATAGCTGTGGCACAAACCAATACGCAGGCACATGGCCTTTCTTGTTCTGCTGTCTGGCGTTTACTATTTTACGCTCAGGCGGTAGCACGCACAGGCCACCTGCGTTGTACCATGCAGGAACTAGCCCTGCGTACTCTTTATCTACAAGCTCTAGGAACTGCGTGTAGGAAATCTTTATAGCGTCTAGTGCAGCTTGTCTAGCTGCGTGTTCTGCTGCTCGGGCTACAGCGTTAGCTGCAACCTCTATGTCATGCAACTCACGTTGCGTTGGCTTTGGCTGTGCTGGCGGAGCTTCAGCTATCACTTGCAAGCGCATTTGCAATGGTTGCTTGCAACTCTGTTTGCTGTCTGAGTGCTGCGTCATAATCTTCTGCCTCGTATAAGTAGCTTTTAAAGTCAGTGTACGCACGCTTGTTCTGTGTGCTACGCTTCTTCAAGATGAACGTACCTGCGCCGCTTGCCTGTATCCTATCACTTTTTACCAAATTGTCAAGGATTTTGTACAAGTCCTGCATATGGTCAAGCTCACCAGTTACCGCCTTGTGTATCTCAAGTACGTTTACTGGCCTGTTGATACCCTCCATGTATGCTAGTATCTTGCCGTTCACCTTACTGAACTTGCTGTTACCGAACTCTCCAAACGCCTTGTGCATCTGTTCCTCCGTGTACACTAGGATTGTGTTAGCCTCCAGTACATGCTCCTCATGAATTACCATGCTGCTGTAGCTAGCGGCTATCACAATGCACAGTTTCATAAGGTGCAGCAAGCGGCGGCCATTGTAGTATGCCAAGCGGCTGTCGTTAAGGTACTCAAAGTTTTGGTATATGCTGTCCACTAATTTACGCGCTGCTGCTGTAAGCTGCATCTCTCCCTGTAGCTGCTTTACTGCCTGCAGACGCTCTATAATATCTGCCTCTATTTCCTCGTCAGGCGGTGGCGGCCATGTTATGCGTAAGTTAGTAGGCTCACTGTACACCATGATTGCTCTGCTTAGGAAGCCTGTGCCGCCTGCTTCCTGTGGCAAGCCTAGCTGTAAGTTAGTGGGCGTAGCGCAGCTTAGTATGTTTACTGTAGGATTGGTAGCCAATACCTTTGTGCGCTTGTACTCCTCTTTATATTCAGGGTGATTGTCGTACAGGTGCGCTAAGCATACAGTAAACTCGTTGTTGCCTATGCCCAAGAAGTCCAAGAACTCGTCTGTTGCAATGTAGGCTGCATCTACACTATCCCAGCTGCCCATGTCACCGTCTGTTGTGCTTGCTAGCATTGCCACAAACTGCTGCTTGCTACACTTGTTTGGCGCAAACCTGTCATAGCCTGCACCGCGCATTAGATTAACAACACCTTGCTGTGCTGCGCTTTTGCGTGTGGCGGGATGGCCTACTAGCAATATGTACATATTAGGGTATATGGGCTTAGTATGTGTAAGCCACACCTTTCGCTCTAGCATAGTAGCTATGGCACTAATCATGCTCCACCGATAGAAGTTTGGCGGACACTCTGTGCCTTGCTTGTATGCTAGGTAATCGTGTATTACGTTACTCATTCTTTAAGCTCTCCCCAGTTTACTGCACCGAACTTAGGCTCACACGGTATTACCATTGTGCCATGCTTAGTGCGTACACGGCTACAGTCCATGAATATCTTGGCTACCTCGTGGCTTATCTCGTCATCATTTGGCCTGTGCATATATACTAGCTCATCATGCACCTGCATACGGATACGGAATCGCCCATTCCAGTCACTAATCTGCCGCTTCCATACAGCAAGAAACGCTTTGTTTACACCCATTACGCTCAGGCTTTGTGGCGGATGCGCTACACAGGCGTTAATCTCAGGCTTGCTACGGCGTGGGTTGAGGAATGTTCTGCGTGTCCAACCTGTTGCACCAACTAACTTACCAGTAGTGCATACTTCGTCTACTACCTCTGCGTACCACACGCCCTTAATCTTAGGGTATGTGTTATTGAAGCAGCGCAACAGCGTAGCTGTTATCTGCAATGCAGTATAGTAGCGCGGCAAGTCTAGCAGCTTGGCTGCGCGGAACACTTCTTTGTCCCCCATAGTTTCCCACAGTACGAATGCGCCCATGTTATAGTTTGCTCCGTGATTAACACGCTTGCCTACGTTGCGTATATCTTTGCGTAGAACTTTCTTGTGCTGTACGCTATACAACTCATCGAATGGTATGCCAAAGAACAAGCTGCAATTAGTGCAGTGGAAGTCAGGGCTATTCTCTACGTTGTAGATTAGCTGCTCGTCACCGCTTATGTACGCAGTGCATCGGCTCTCTGCTTGACTGCCGTCTACGCTGCCGAACTGCCACCCTTCAGGTGCTACAATCATAGGCTTGGCGTATGCAGGAATGTTCTGTATCTGTGTGCCACACCAAAAGTTACTCTCCTTGCTAGCCATGCGCCCTGTCTCTGTGCCTGCTGGGTCTAGGCTAAACATTAGCTGACCGTTCAGTAGGCTAACGTCATAGTAAGTGCCTATTGCTTTCGTTGCATTGCGGTATGCCTGTATCAAGCGCACGATATAGCTTTCTATTTCCCCACGCTCTGCAAAGTGCTGCATGGTTTTCTTGTCGCTTTTCTTGGCCTCTTTGTAGCCTAGTGCGTGCAGCAAGTTTAGTGTTTGCTGTGGGCTTGCTGGATTGAACTTAGGCTGCCGTAGCACATAACGTAACTTGTTCAGGGCAGCTTGCTGCTTCTCTACCTCTTTGGCGCGTAGCTCTAAGCGTTTGCTCTCATCTACAATAAGCCCCTCAAGCCCTACCTGTATGCAAGGAAACACTAGCGGAAACTCTATCTTGTAGTTGCGTAGCGCATAGTCTGCTCGCTGCCACTTGATGTGCTTCATCATGCCCATCCATGTCCACGCTGTCGCGTGTGTATCACGGGCATTATATTCCAGTTTGTTATAACTGGACATCTCTTTCCAGTAGCGTATGCCTAGCACATACTGCTGCGCACAAAATGCTAAAGTTTTAGGCAATTCAGGGTACATACAGTGCTGCATATGGTAACTGTCATACAGGTACGCCACAGGTGCCGCATTAAAGCGCAAGAAATAGCTGTTGTCGTACCGCCCATTGTGCATTAGCTTTGGTACTTTGCTACGTAGCAGATAACGCATAGCCTCCATGTTCTCTCTGTGCGTAGCGGCGTCCATTAGATTGATTGCACAACTGTAGCTGCGTAAGACTTTGCCATCTAGCATAAGCACAGTGAATGCACAGCTAGTTATTAGCAAGCCCTCGCGTTGCGTTTCAATATCCACAGCGCACAATACTGCATACGGACTTTCCAGTCTGTTGAACCATACGTCTGTGTCTGCTGCGTGGAACTTGGTGTAGCTGAATGGGTCAGCTTGCACAAAGCACTCAGGGTTACTTAGCTTGCATAGCCAGTGGTCAATAAGCCACTTCATGTGCGGCTCTTGGTATATGCGGTCTAGGCTTGGCAAGTACAGGCAACGTATGCCGTCACGCTGAAACACATAGCCTAAGTTGTCCTCGCGTGTACCCTCTAGCGCAACATTCCATAAGTTGTGGTATGTACTAGCCACGCAAGTTAGGCCACGCTGCTTGCAGTAAAGCACAAGCGATGACCATGATGAAAAATCTTCTGCCTGTATGCTGCACCGCCCAAAGCGGCTACGGTCTACGCGCTGTACGTACTTGGCGTCTGCACCGCGTATGTGTAATAGTGAGTTTTGCATAGGCTACCCTTGAATCGAAAAAGGCGGCTCAAGGCCGCCTTAGTTAGCTATGTGCTATCTACACACTAGCACTGTTTATCATATCATTGTATTGGTCTACAGTGTAGGCGAAGCGCACATCGTTGTAGATGCGTGTTGCGTCTTGCTTGTCGCGGCGTGCGCGAAGCTCAACAACAACTTCCGTACCTGCTGCTTGCTCAATGAACTCTGCAGGGTTTGTTGCACCGATGGCATTGCCGACTGCTTCAAACGCGCGGCGGAAGTCACCCAAAGCGTTGCCTTTGCGTGCTAAGCTGTAGCGTGTATAGAACAAGCTACCCTCTGCTGGCACTGGGATATCGCTTTCGGGTACTTCAATCACGCCTTGCAAGGACATCTTAACTGCAATGAAACCCTCGGCTGCGTCATGCGTCATGTTTTCGATTGTCATGCTATACAAGCCGCTTGGGAAGTTAGCAAACTCTGGAGGCAATTCAATGTTATCCCAACCGCCTGTCAACAATGCGTTGTTTGCGTCAATGAATGCTTGCTTTTCTACGTTACTCATGATGTGTACTCACTTATGTTACAGTTTGTCGTGCTTTGTTGTGCAGTGGGTAACGCACGATATACCCACCGATTAGCGCATGGTGCGCTGAATTACTTACGCAGTGTGGCTAGCTTGCCACCTACTGCTTGCGCAACAGCTTTATTGGCTGTAGCACTATTATCATTTACTGGCACTGGCTTACGGCATAGTAGCAAATCTACTAGCGTAGCACCCTCTCCCATGTCAATATCGCTACGGCTACCTGCCATAATGTTGTGCTGGAATGTTGTGCTACTGGCTACCTTGTGCGTGTTGTTCTTGCGGTACGCAAAGACTACATGGTCAAAGAAGCGTGGCACTCGTGCGCTAAGTGCGCGTGTTCCGCACACAGGGTAGATACGCTTAGCGCCAGTTTCTTCCGTAACCTCGTCTGCGTGTCCAATGAATACGCGGTGGAACGGTGCTTGCTGCATATGGCTCAGGATGTTGATAAGCAAGCTACCCTGTCCGCCAAACTCATCATAGCCTGCCTTTACTACCTCACCTTTGACAAACACGTTAGCCTGCGGATTCACGATAGCCATTGCGCTATCGCTTAGCTGCGTTAAGCTGTCCACCACAACTACCCATGTGCTGTCAAGCAGCTTGCTGTCAAACACGAAATGTCCATCTGCTGCACGACACGCAGCGTCAGGACAGTTTGGCTTGCCATGCTCGAAGCACACAGGCACAGCGGCTTTGGCACTGAACAGCGTACCGACAGTCTTCACTGCCTGTGGGTTAGTTGCTGTGTCGGGTATGCGTATGTACGTTATCTTGTCCTGTAGCTCTGTCGGCAGCTTGAGTAGTGTCTGCAAGCCGTTCTCTAGGTCAAGCCATAGTACGTTGAAGTGCGGTGCAAGCTCCTCTGCAACCAACTGGCTCTTGCCAGTGAAGCTCTCACCGTACACCAGTATGCTCTGTGGCTTGGGTACGTTTGTGCTGCGGACGTGCTGTGCAATCTGACTAAGTTTCATTGTAGTCCCCTTTCGTTATGTGTGTTAAGCTATCACAGCCTACAAATAAGTCAACAAAAATTTTACTATAGCAAAGCAAGAATCTGCTCGCTGGTTACTAGGATGTCTGCTGCATCCTTGCCAAGTGCCTCGTAGCTGCCACGCTTGTTGGCCTCTGTGCGGTACTGCTGCATATGGCAAGTGCCAAAGAACTCACAGGTGCGCCCGTACTCTTTGCAGCTTGCTCCGCGTCTTGGCCAAAAGCCCTGCTCTTTGTACGTTTCTATGGCTTGCACATCTAGCAGCGTACTGGCTGCCCACTCCATGCCAATATCCAACCCCCTGTCGAACACAAAGATTGTGGTATCACAGTCCTTGCTGTTGTGGCATATGTAAATGGTAGTGTGCTGCACTTGGTCTGCGCCAAAAGCTGCTTGCAGTGCTACGCAATAGCCCATACTTTGGCTACTGTTTTGGTAGTCGCTACGCTCAAAGGGTCTGCTGCCAGTCTTGACTTCCACTACTGCAAGCTGCCCAGTCTCTCTGTGCTGCAATACACAGTCTATGTGCATCTGATAGCTGTAGCCCTCTGTTAGCTCCACGTACACAAGCAACTCGTTGGCTGCTTTCTCGTTGCCATGCTTGTCCACAAACATATAGATTGTGTACTCGTCTAGCAACTGTGCTGCATCTATGGCGAATATGCGGATAGCACGTACCACTTGTGCAAAGCTCTTGCAGCTGCGTTCATCTTCTGCATCTAAGTCATACATATCCCAAGATGCCATAGCCATAACTAATGCGTAGTGCAACGCACGTTGCAGCCCCTGTGGGCTGCTGTTCATGCTAGCGTAATGCAGGTAGGTTTGCACACCTGCACCGTAGGCATGGCCGTAAGCAAAGTGTATGTTGGGTTTGTGCTGCCCAGTGTCTTCTATGTTCTTTAGAAAGAACTTGCGTGGGCAGCTGTGCAAAGTGCTGAGTTTGCTGTAGCTCAAGCCTACTACACCATCTTCTGAGATGTATGCAAGACGGGCTGGTGCGTACGGCTTTGGCGGCTCGTCCCAACTATCCAGTGGATTGCTAATGCCTGCAATCATAGGCTGTTGATTGTTCATAACATTACACCTCAGAACATAGGCTTTTTAGTATAGTGTACAATGGCTTTCGCATCTTTAGCTTGCTCTAAACTTTCCTTAGCTTGTGCTATAGCCCAGCTTTTGCCCATTCTGCGGCCTGCCTCTGCTACAGCATTAAATGGTGCGTATGGGTCATGCTGCGCACACCGACTGCCTACCTGCGTTCCGCCTACCTGCGTTCCGCCACTGGCTACTAGCTTACTGTGGCGCACAATCTCTTGTATGGAACGCCACTCGTACTTGCTTTGGTACTCTACGTCAGGCACTCCGCCCTCGCGTGCTAATGTTATCATACGGCAGATTGGTTGGTATATGCCACCTGTTATACGCTCTAGGAAAAAGAAGCGAGACTTAGGTAGCTCTACTAGGTGCTTGATAAGCCGCCAAGCAAAACCCTGTATGCTGTCACATCCATCGTAGCTATGTTGGCTAGCTGTGTGCGTATGCTTTAGCTTGTTGAAGCCATCAGTGCAATGGTAAGTTTTGCTTGTTACTGGGGCTGTAGTCCAGTGTACGTAGCGCGCAGGCCAGTCTACTATAGCACTTACCAATGCTACTGTAAGCGGATACTCTTTCAGCTGCTGCCCTTGTGTAAGGCCGTTGTGCTGTAGCTTAACATACAGGGATTTGCCCATGTGCTTAGCTTCTGTGCTTAGTAGATTGCAGCGGCCTTGCACTACGGCTAAGGACAAGTCATCGTGCTTGCTCTCTGCGTATGTGCAAGTTTGGAAGCCGCCAATGCGCAGGTCAATGAAGCTAAGTTTTACGTTAACTGTACGGTAGAAGCCTATTACATTGCGTGTGTAGCCTACTGGTACATTGCGTGTACCGTAGTGTTTCATTTCTGCGTAGCGTTGTTTCTTGTTTGCTTTCATGGTGTAGTACCTTTAGTATTAGGGTTAAGTTATTTCCAGTTGTTCGGCCATTCTATGCTGTCATCGTCAATGATGCGCGTAGTGGGCTGTGCCTTTGCTGCCTGCGAAGCAGCCTCTGCATCTGCTTGTGCTACTGGCCTACAAACCATTATCTTATCCCCAGTGTATTCTGCTCGCTGTATGATAGCCAAGCGTACACTGGCAGGTATTATAACGTAGCGAATATTGGCACGCCTTTTTTCTGCCTTCCATATGCCAGTATAGTACGCAAACTCTGTCCAACCGTGTATGCCCACATCCTCTGTAGTAGGCAACGGCTCTGTGTAGCTGTATGTCTTGCGGCTTATCAAGCCTATGCAGTTAATGCCTAGCAGTGCTGACTGTGCTTCTACGCCCTCAAGCTGCTGTACACGCTGTATAAAAGCTAGTACATACTGCTGTGCTGTCATTGCTTTGTTGATAATCATGTTATGCTCCACGTTACACAGGCTACAACTATAGCCCACACTGTAGTTGCACCGAGAATTTTAAGCACGGCTAGGTGCGTTGCTTTGGTTGCGCTTGCTGCGAACACAGCTAAGCCAAACGCAAATGCAAGCATAATGCCAGCATACCCTACTGTAACAAGCAAATACGTCATAGGCAGTGCGTGCTTTAGCAGTAGCATTAGCAGTGTGGTAAGCCAAGCTAGCGTAGCACACGCTAGCACCCACAATGCAAAGAATCTGTTTGCCATGCACATCGTGGCTACAGACAGAATAGCATACGCTAGTATTAGTGTAGTGTACATGCTACATATCCTCGTCAGATAGTTGCACCTTAGCTGCCTTAGCCTTTGGTTTGGCTTTGGCTTTCTCAGGCACAATGGTCATTTGACTGCGTGCTATAATACCTGCGTACAAGGCACTGGCTTGGTCATCTGTTAGCATATGCACTAGCTCAGGCTGTTGGCGCAACTGCTCGTGTACACGGTCTAACCAATAGCGTATGCCGTCCTGCTCTGCCTCAAGCTCGTCTGCTAGCTTGCGTGTGGCTTCACACAACTCAGGATGCTCGCTCTCGAAGTCTGCTGTACCGTAAGGCACTGGATATTCGCGAGGCTTTACTGCGGCTACTGGCTGCACTGGCTGCACTGGGGCTGCTGCTTTAGCAGCTTGCGCTGCTTTGAATTGTGCTAGTATGCTACTTGCGGTTGGCTTGACTTGCACTGGTGCAACTGCTTGCACTGGCTCTTGGGTGCTAGTACCTACCTGCGTTCCGCCATGTTCTACCTGCGTTCCGCCATGTGCTATTGGCTTGGCTGTTGCAAGCTCTGCGCGTCTGCTTGCTAACATTTCTTGTATGCTAGGCATCTTGTTTCTCCTGTGTTGGCGGTGTTAATAACAGCTGTAGCGTAAAGGTCAGCGGCAAAAGGAATGGCAAAAACAGCACTATTGCTGTGCGTGCTAGTACGCCTACCTTAGACAAGTTGTTGCAAGTAGCTTGCAATTTGCCGCTTGTTATGGTTACGATACCGATGAATGCTTGCACAATAAGCCAGTAGCCTACTATGCACAGGATGATTTGCTGTAGTGTCATGTTACATAAACTCCGTTGGGTTCTGTTTGATGATGCGGTCACGCACCTTGCGCTTTAGCTCAAACTCTATGCGTATGCCCTGCTCTGTGCTAATAGCACGCAGGTTATAGCTATCTAAGTCAGTAAGGCCGCTTATGCTAGCCTCATGCTTAGCACCACGCAAGCCATTGTATAGCTTGGTCATCTCGTCATCTGTTGGCGGTACGCCATCAGGGTGCGCTAGCAAAATAGCGCGTGTTTCGGCAGTCCAAGCTGCCAACATGATTTCTTTATATGTCACGGTGATTACTCCAGTATCTGTAGTTTACGGCTAAAGCCGCGCTGCGGTTCTTGCATTGTGCAGGTTAGCGTACCATCCTGCTCAGTGCGGACTACGATGTCCATTTGCGGTAGCGGAAAGCCGCTGTCTGCTGCTTCTGCGTATAGCTTACGCTTGGCTGCTTGCAGTGCTTTGCGTGCAGTGTGTATGCTTATGCCTCCAAGACGCTTTGTCTTGCCGCCAAGCATTTCCTCCACTATGCTGCGGTATGTGCTTTCTGTCATGTTACCCTCCTGCCTTGCGGATAAGCTGTTGTAGCATATCTGTACGCTTGGCTTCTTGCTCTGCTAGGTACTTGCGCATATCCAGTAGCCTTGCGTATGCAGCAAATACTTCATCCACTGGCGGCCACATATGCTGCTTATAGACTGCAAAGCCAAAGGCTGCTGCAATCATAGCCTCTAACGGAAGCTCTAAGTGTGCTTGCACTAGCTGACTCTGCTGCAGAAGCACCTGCTTGTATTCATGGCTGCCTAGCTCATCTTCCAGTGCAGTAACTGCAATGTACGCTTGCTGTGTGCGCTCGTCCATAGGGTTTAGGCTGCTGCTGTGCCAGTGGCGTACTTCCATTAGTGCCTCTGCCCAGTCTAGGGCATCTGCGCCATGCTCTGTACACTTGCCGCTGTGCCATGCTGCGGCCTGCAATAGCATTGGTACTGCAATCTTGTAGCCGCTTACTGCCATGTTGTTATGCACTGCGTTTGCCATAGCGATAATGCTTTCGCGTGTGTCGCGGCTCATCATTTCGTCCAGTGGGTCACGCAGTGCGCTTGCTGTATGCTTGTTTGCCATGTTACATGTCCTCGTCTGTATAGGGGGTGCGCCCCGTTGGGTTGGTTAAGGGTTTGTTGCTTGGGGTGTAGCTACAGGCATCTAGTGCTTGCTGTGGGGCTGTATGCACTAGCTTTGCTGTTTGCAATGCTTTCTGTAGCTGTGCAAGCGTAGCCTGTAGCTCCGCCTTGCTCTCACTACTTATTGCATCTAGCAGGCTTTGGCTAAAGCCGTCTGTGCGTGCGCTTGCTGTGCAGTTTGGCATATGCGGTATTAGCGCATTAGCCTGTGCATTAAAACTTAGCATCTGCTCACGGCTTAGGTTCTCTATGCCGTATGTACGCAGCCATGTTTGCAGTGTAGTGCCTACACGCAAGCCTAGCTCATAGGCTTCACCTTTTGGCTTTAGCTCACAGTCAGGGCATTGGGCTATAAACACACTGCCTATGCTTAGGCTGTTCGGATGCAGTTTACCACAGTGCATACAGCGTACCCATGCAGGTGCTTGTATGAAGCGGTGCTGTGCTGTGCGGAACTGCGTGTTAAGTAGCAAGATGCCTGCGTTGAAGCATGGTAAGTATGCCTCTGCACAGGCTATAGCCCCTGCGTGCTTTATCAGGCTTTGCAATGGGCAGGTGTATGCTATCCACAAGAGATAACTGATGCCCTGCTGTATTGCCTGTGGCTCAGGAGTTGCTGCAATAACTGCTGCTTGCTGCAAGGCTTGTGCTATGGCCTTGCCGTTGCTTATGTTTACTTGCACAGCCTGTTGGCTAGTTTGTGTCGAAGTTGAAGTCATGGCCTAGCTCGTCCTGTATAATGAGTTTTGCAATACGCATGGCGCGTAGCCCATGCTCACAGTAGCTATGCAGTGCATAGCGTTCGTACATGGCAATAACTAGCATACAATATTGTAGTGTAGGCATATCGCAATATGCTGCAATGCTTGCAGTGCGGTATGGCATATTGCCTTGTGCTAAATGTATGTGTATTTGCATTATGCGGTTTGCGTGCTTTTCTCGTACATCCTGTAATAGGCAATCCTGCATACCCACAGCAAAGCGCGCTAAGGCTTGTGCATAAGGTGCAGGATATGCAGACATAGCTTGTTCATTCAACGCGCTTACACGCTTGTTGATTGCTGCGCACCATTGGCCATAGGTTGTGCGTGCGCTAAGTGGCTTTGCAAAGCTGCTTGGCAGCCAGTTTGGGTATTTTGGTTTTGACATGGCGTATGCTCTATTGTAGTATTAGGGCTAAGGCACTGGCTAGCAGTGCCGCGTCTCATTTGTTAGGCTTTCACTGTACCATAGCTTGCGGAAAAGTCAAGGAAAATATTTCGTCTAGCATACGAAGCTGTGTGCTATTCATGCTACGCCCTAAATATGCGTCCAGTAAGAAGCCGCCTATTTCTGTGCAACTCATGCTTTGCACGCTGCTACAATCCATCAGTAGTGCTATCCTACTGCGTAAGTATGGGTAATGCACTATAGCTTGTGCGCAATGCTGCAAGAATTGCTTGGGTTGTAGCTTGTTTACGCTAGCTACACAGCAAGTGTATGCAGGGTATGCAGTGCCGTGCGCTGCAATGCAAGCCTGCCCTATTGCATTAATCATGATGTCCTCCATAGGTGCTTGCTTTAGCTAAGGCAAACACCTAGTTATGCTGCGCTGGGGCTAAAGCCCACAGCTTGCGTTTCTACCTGCGTTCCGCCTATTGGCGTTTGCTAAATTCGTTTGCTAGTCTTCACTGAATACACCGTACTGCGTAGGCGTAGCCATGAAGCGTCTGTACTCATCAATGCGTGCTGTGAAGTTCTGTACCTTCTCACGCCATGTACGCCCTTTAATCTCTTGGTTGCGGATGCAACGGGCTATGGTATTATCACCTTTACCTGCCGTACTGTCAGGGCTATAGTAAATGAATAGCTCCTCCCTTGCACGCGTCATGCCTACATATAGAAGCTCCCGTGTTAGCATATTGCGTGCGTGTATAGCCAGTGCTAAGAACACTTTGCGCCACTCACTGCCCTGACTCTTGTGTACTGTGGTAGCGTATGCAAACTCTATCTCACCGACCTCACTGCGTATGCTGACCATGACAGCTTCCATTGCACGCTCCTGTGCTTCTTCTAGGGTTGCACAGCCCATTGCAGGTATTAGCGTTAGGCTGTGGCTGCACACTTCTTTTTGGTCTTTCTCCTGTGTTACGTCCAGTAGCACATCATCAAAGTCCATTAGTGCAGCACCCTTGTCTTGGCTCTCTGCACAGTTTAGGCTGCCTGTTCTGTTGAGCAGTACACTCGGGTCTTGCAATGTGCGTCCGCTGTATTGTGCGTTGCGGTCAATGGCCGCTATGAAGTATTCCTCTTTGTTATGCACAACGTAGTCCCCTATTGCAAAGTAGCGTTTGCTGCTGCCGCTTAGTGGATGTACTGTAGTCATTACCTCATATACTAGCGCATTGCGTCTACGGCCTAGCTCCTGTGCAATCCACTGGTTCACTAGGTATGTGCCAAAGTTCTTGTAGTTTGGCATAAGGATAATATCCTTACATGGTACGTAGATACCCTCGTCCATGTGCTTTAGCATAGCGTTAGCAAACACGCGTGCTAGAAGCTCGGGCGTGCGTGGGTTCTTAATAGGCTCAAAGTGCAGTATGCCATTGCTCTCGCGGCTAATGCGCTGTAGTGTAGTATCCCCTAGCTGCTTGCCTGCTAGCGTAAACTCGTGCTGGAAGCGTACAATGGGGCTTTCCATAGCCTGTCTGTAGATTTGCACAAGCTCCACAACAGGCAGTTCTGCTAGCTTGTAGCCTAGCGTACCGTCATCCATCACAGGCTTCAGTTGGTTAAGGTCTCCGATGAAGATGAACAGCGCATTGGGGCAAGCCTCTGTAAGCTGCTTGAATAGGCTAAGCCCTAGCATACTGGCTTCATCCACTACCACTACGCGTATGTGGTCTAGGCTATTGCCTGCGCGGAACGTAGGCTCAAAGCGCATTGTGGTGCTTGCTACATACTGGCCTGCCCTGTTCTTACGCTCTATTTCGTAGTGTACTGGTGCAAAGTGCAGTAGCTTGTGTACTGTGCTGCAACAGCGTATGGCTCGTGCTTTAAGGTCAGGCTCTAGTATGCCCTCGCAAGCTGTACGCAAGTTGTTTACTGCGCGGTTAGTGAAGCTAACTAGCGCAATGCTTTCTAGCTCCACACCGCCTATGCGTTGGGCTGCTGTACGCAGTAGTGTTTGGCGCACAATCTCACGCACTGTGGTTGTTTTACCACTACCTGCTGCACCAATAAGGCAAAAGCTCGTGCCGCTTGCGGCATATGCTATGGCTTGTTGCTGTTCCGCATTAAAGGTTACGGTTGCGCGTTTGGCTGCATATGCATCCTGCACAGCTTGCGTAATGGGCTGTTGCTTAGGCTGCTCAGGCTGTGCTTGCGCTACGGGCTGCTTTTGCTTGGCGCGTAGCTGTGCTAGGCGTTCCTGTATGCTAATAGGCTGCGCTTGCTTTTGCTCTTGCGCTTGCACCATAGCTACTGGCTGCACTGTTTGTGCTGTATGCTGTTCTGTAGGCTGCTGTTCTGTTTGTTCTGTAGGCTGCATTGTAGGCTGCTGTGCAGCTTGTGTTTGTGCTTGCTGTGCTTGCAGTGCAGCGCGTTTGGCTGCAATTTGTGCTAATATACTCATGATGTTGTGTCCTATATGCTAATGCTATTTGGCTTGTGCTATTTGGCTTGTGCTGCGCGTGTGGCTGCAATGCGCTCTGCTATGCTTAGCTTGCGGCCATCTGCTGTTGTTGCAGGTGCTACAGTAGGCACAGTAGCGTTTACTACAAGGGCAGCTTGCACAAGTGCAGTGCGTAGCTTTTGCTGGCTATCTTGTACGCTAGCACGTGTGCTTTGTGCAGGCATAACTTGCAAGCTAGCTTGTAGCTTGGCTTCATGTTTGCCGCTTACGTCACGCATATTGTAGCGTGTAAGCACGTTGCGCAGCAATTCATTGCTATCTTCGGGTAGCAAGCCTAGCTCAGCAAGTGCTTGGCTGTGGCTAAGCTGTAGCATATCTAGGTGCTGCTGTATGATAGTGTATGCACCGTATGCTTCTTCGCCTACTAGCTTGCTATCAGGGAAGTATTTAATGAGTGTGCTGCTTATGATACTGTACCATGCAGCGTCCACTGTAGGCTTAGTGCAAGCTAGCTGCATTAGTTTTGTGCCGTGTACGTCATGCGCCCAATCACAGGTTACTTTGCGCATTACCTTGCATACAGCAGAGGCTGCATCAAGTAGTGTGCAGCTTGTTATGCGCTTTTGTGCTGCTGTACGCGCTGCACGTACTGCCGCATCTTCGCGCTTTTGTGCTAGCATACGGGCGCGTTCATCCGCATTAAGTAGCGCATCTAGCTCTGCAAGGGCTGCTGTGTCATCATCGCTTACGCTAGTGCCGTAGTCTGCGTATAACATACCATAGCAGCGCAGCGTCCAAACACTCAGCGCATTAGCGAATGCACTAGCTGTATGCAGCTCAGGGCTTAGCGCAAGCACTGGCAAGCGTGCTGCACGTTCTGCACTTACGTTAACCACAGCTTGCAGCATAGGCAATGCTTTAATAAGGCGTGCTTTAGTTGCGCTATGGCTTGCAGCTTCTTGCAATGGTAGTGCTGTTGTGATGCGGATAATGCCGTGTTGTGCTGCAATGTATAGCAAGCGTGCTATAAGCATATGCAATGGTAGTGCGGCCTCTGCTGCTGTAGGCAGTGTAGCATACACCATTGGGTTTAAGGCAACAAGTGGGTAACGTATTTTGCTTGTGCTATTGTATAAGCTGCTATCCAGTTGCAGTGTGCTTAGCGTGCCGCTAATTGGGCAAAGCTGTAGTATGCTATTGGCTTGTGCTGCTTGGCGTGCTTGCTGTGCATAGCTTGCCATAAGGCTTTTGGGAATGCTAGCGCAAAGCTCTTGCGCCCACTGTGCAATACCTATTTGCTGCACTGCACTTTGCGCCACTGCTTTTGCAGTGCCAAAGCGTGCTTTACCGTAGGCTATGGCTAGTGGGGTGTTTGCTGCGCTAGCATAGAAGTTGCTGTTTGCTGTACTGTTTGCTGTACTGTTTGCTGTAGTCATTATAATATACTCCGATGTTGTGCTATAAGCATTTGCTATAGGCTTTTGTTGTAACGCATAGGCTATAGGCTTTTGCCTGTGGCGTATGCTATAGCGTTTAGGGCTGCTTGCAAGGTTTGGCTATTGGGCGCAATAGGCTTATAACCAAATAGCACTATAGCATAGTTTGGATAATTTGTCAAGATAAATCTTGCAGGCTATAACAGGCTGTGCTTGCAGTATTGCGTAGGCATAGCCTTATGCAATAGCAATAGCCTGCTGCAATAGCAGGCATAGCCTTATGCAACAGTGTGGGCGTGCTTGCAACATGGCGCTCGCAGTATTGCGCAGCATAGGCAACAGCATACAGGGAAACGGACTAGGGCATTGCGCTCGCAGCATAGCTGCTCGCGCGTTTACTGCAATAGCGTTTGTGCTTATAACCGCTTGCTATAGGCGCAGCTTGAAAAATTAGGCGCGGTATATAATAGGCATATAATAAGTATATAAAGCGCATATAATAGGCATACAAAAAGCATACAAACGGTATGCAAACGTATAATGACAGGCAATGAGGGCAAATGGGGTGGGGGCGTGCGGTGTAAGCTATGGTGATTGCGCTGCTAAGCGCAGCAAGTATTCTAAGGTATTAGTAGTTTCGTGGTGAGAAATGACCCTACCACAAAAAATGTGTTTGCTACAGAAATTTGTGCCTAGCACTATAGCCTACTCCGTTAGCCGTACACTGGGGCTGTGTGCTACGCTGTGCCACAGCCATAGCCTACGGAGTCCCCACTCCCCCCAACTGACGCTATTACATGCCAATACGCTTTTGTATGCCGTTTGCATACTGTTTGTGTGCTTAGTATATACCGATTATATGCCGTTAGTATGCTTATGGGGCATTTGTTAGGGAGGTATTGTAGCTTGCGCGTAGCGTGGGAGGTATTGTAGCATGGGGTTGGGGTGTAGAAGGCATAGCACAGTGTTGGGGTGTAGAAAGGGGCTGGCTGGTGCAGCCTTTGGCTTGCGCTTGCGCTGTATAGCCTTTGGCTAGCCTATGCCCTACCCTATGGCCTATGGCCTATATATGCTATGCAGCAAGCAAGCTATTTACAAACTGTTACAAACTAGGGCTTGCGCGTAGCGTGCAATACGCCCATACTATCCACAGGCTAAGCGATACCGCTAGGCCACAGGCTAGCCCACAGGCTAGGCTCACTACAGCTTATACTTACAGAGGAAACAATATGACAAGTATTATGTTAGACTTGCAGTGCGATAGGCAACTAGCCTACGCGGTATGCTTAGCTTACACTACAGGTGCGGAGTTTGACAAGCTCACATTAGATATGCTACAAGCTAGGCGGAAAAGCCTGCTAAATGCTAGTAATGTACTAGTAATTGAGCCATGCTATAATATGGAGCAAACTAGCTACAAAATAGCCAAAGTTCTTACAATCGGAGGCTATAAACGCCCTAAGTTTGTTTGGCAACGAGCGAAGCGTGCAGCCCACAGGATAGACAATAGCCTATAGGCTAACAACAAATTATGGCTAGCCACACGCTAGCCTATAGCATAATAGCCTTGACAAGCTATTATGTGAAACAAGCAAGGCAACTTGCAATAATCGGGCAACTAGCCCACAACCCCAAAATATAGGTATATATATCATGCGTACAATTACAGCACCTTTCTTTTTTCGTTCCTTTCCTTTAGTAGCGGCTGCAAGCCTACCAGTAGGCATCAAACCAGCTACACAGGAACAGATGGCAAGCTTAGCAGCCTATCCTGATTGTTTTGAAAAAGCAACGGCAGACTTTACTGACAACAGCAAGCGCGTGCATAGCTTAGATGCTGCATGCCGTAAAGCGGTGGAAGCTAGCTTAAGCATTCCTGATATTAATGACATTCCACCGGATAGTAAGCTACTTGCAGCAATTATCGAAAAGCACGTCTTAGCATATGTAAAGCAAAACTACATAGACAAGTACCTACCAGTAGGCGCCCATGACTGGGCTACGCTAGAACAAGCATTCGCTACAGCGCAAGAGGCAACAGGCGGCTTTAATGCTTGCCCATACAGTGACGAGCAATTCGCCACAGCCCAAGCAATCTTTACAGCCTATTTAGATAAGGTCGCACCTAAACTTGGCGCGGCTTGCGTCAAGCTAGTTGCCAATCGTGCAGCAAAACGCCAAGTGCAATCTGCGCTTGCTAAGTTTGGCTACAGTGAAAAAACACTGGGCAAGCTACTAGAACGCTTTATTGAAGCTATAGCAACCCTCACAGAAGATAGCACAGAAGCTAAGGTATTGACATACTGTGCAGAACGCATTGGCGCATTAATTGAAGCAGAACGTACAGCTACTGTAAGTGATGATGACATGTAACCCCACAGGCTAGCCCACAGGCTAGCCCACAGGCTAGCCAACAACAAGAAGCCCGCTATACGCGGGCTTTTTTGTGCCTACAGTAAATTGTAACAAAGTGTAACTAAGCCTTGCTTAGTGCTATAGCGTATGCTGTAATACACTCATCTTGTAACAAACAGTGAGTAACACAAAATGACAGAATACGCTATTACATTTAACTTATACGCTATTATTGTAGCCTTATTTTGCCTATTCTTAGCCTTTATGCCAGTACGCAAGCCATGCGCTAAGCAATAGCTAAGCACTAGCTAAGCTAGGGGAGGGGAGAGGGGGAGCTAGCAATAGCTCCCTTTAGTGCTTTTAATAGCCTAAAATAGCCTAAAATAGGCTAAAATAGCATAAAATAGGCTACAAGCTAGGGCAGGGGAGTGGTTAAAAAGAGGCTACGCTACGGTGCGGTGCGCTATGCCCTGCCCCCTGAAAAGGATGTCGCTCGTGCCTCGCTCCGCTTTTCTCCGCTGCGCTCGATTGGAGTATGCTGCATTGTGTTCCGCAAGCTCCACACAATGCGCTTCTACGGGGGTTCGGCCTTTTCAAGGCCGTGTGCGGTTGCCTATCCTATCTACCAGCACACAATTTACTAAAGATTTACTAAAGATTTACTAAAGATTTACCACGCGGTAGCGTGCGCCACAGGAGACCACCATGCAACTAGCCGCACACGAGCTGCCTGCCTTCATAGAGCAGTGCTTGCAGCAAGGGTTCAAAGCCGTAGAAATAGCAGATGCTCTAGGCTGCACAGAGGGCTACATAAGCCAGCTTATAAGTGCAAGCCCCAGACTGCAAGAGGCCAAAGCAGGGCTAGACAGCCGATACGCAGACATAGATACACTGTATGACAGGATTGAGCAGCGTGCGCTAGAAGAACTAGAAAAGCGCATGGCGGTCTGCACGAAGCCTATGGAATTGGTACGCATAGCGCAGGCTATGAATGCAGCCAAACGCCGCAGCGCAGCACCACTAGGCGCACTAGAGGGCGGCGCAGGCAAAGGCGCAACAGTCAACATAACCATTCCGCAGCAAGTGGCTGTGCAGCAATTCCAGTTTAACGGAAACAATCAGGCTATAGCACTGGCCTCAGCAGATGGCGTACAAGAGCGTGCGCTAATAACAGCCAGTACGCAACAGCTAAACACCTTAGCAGCCGCTGTAGTTAGAGCGCAAGCTGAGCAAACAAATCAGATAGTTGCCACACAAAGCCTAGACGATATGTAGTCTTAGCGCATAATGGCAGCATACAACATAGGAGTGCGTGCCATGAACGCCAAAAGATACCAACATTGTGCAGTAGAAGCTAAAGCCAAAAGAGCCGTAGCAGCCGCAAGTGTGGCTAAGAGCTTGTTGGGCAAGCTAAAGGCTACACAGGGGTAAAACGCCATGACAGAGGAACTACAGGTTAGCGTAGGGGTTGACAGGCAGCAGCTTGCAGCCCTAGCAGCCAAAGAGCTTAACGTGTTAGCACCACTGGTGTACCCAGATGTGTGCTATTTGCCGTTTCCAGACTACTACCGTAGCCTGTACGTGGATATGATGGATAGCTTCAACAAAGAGCGTACGTTCGACAAGTATGCACTAGGCTTTCCGCGTGGCCACAGTAAAACGCTATTCGCAAAGCTGCTAGCCACCAGTGCCGTAGCAAACACAAAGCTACGCTTCATCCTAATCGTTGGCGCAAATGATGCGCGTGCGCAGGACTTCTTAGCAGACGTAACAAGCGGTATGGATGAGCCTAACTTCCGCGCAGTCTATGGCAACTGGCGAGAAGATGTGCGCAGGGATACGCTGAACACAAAGCAGTTTATGTTCAATGGGCGTATGGTGCAGATTGCAGCAATCGGGCAAGGCGGTAGCTTACGCGGCCTTAGCAAAGACAATGCGCGTCCAGACCTCATGATACTAGATGATGCGCAAACACGGGAGTGTGCCGAGAGCCAAGCAGAAAGCCTAGCCTATCAGAAGTGGTTCTACGCTACACTGTTAAAGGCCAAAAGCCCAATACGCTGTACATACCTGTACATAGGCAACATGTATCGGGACATCAAGATATCCGATATGCAGTACGCTTGCCTGATGCGCAACTTGCAGCTTAGCCAACACTGGCGCAGCTACATCACAGGTGCTATTCTAGCAGACGGCACTGCCCTGTGGGAAGACTTACAGCCACTTAAGCAGCTACTGCTAGAGTACCAAGAGGATACTGCAGCAGGGCAAGGAGAAGTGTTCGCAGCAGAAGTGCAGAATGACCCAACGTACAAGCCCAAAACCCCAGTAGATTTAAGCCTACTGCGTGTGCGTGACCCATTCGAGGGTGAGCTGCATCAAGGGGATTTCATCATAATAGACCCTGCAGGGCGCAAACGCAAGGCAGCAGGCGCGAAGAAAGACAGTGACAAGACAGCCGTACTGTACGGGCGTATATTCGATGGAGTGCCTTATGCCTATAGCATACACGCAGCTATCATGACGCCACTGGAAATCATAGAGTACGCTGTACGCCTAGCCCTAGAGAAGGGCTGTAGTGTCATAGGCGCGGAAAGCACAGCCTACCAAGAGACGTTACTCTACTGGATGGACTTGTACTGTAGGCAGCAGAACATCGAGGGCATAGAGCTAGTAGAGTTGTACACAGGCAGGCGCAGCAAGAACGAGCGTCTCCTAGAGAGCTTCGGCATGGCAAACCGCAAGGAGATTGGCTTCACGCGGGATGCTGTTACACTGTGGCTAAGCTACGTTACGCTGTTTGACCCCAAGCGAGATGACAACGTGGACGATGTGCTAGACGTTGTGTGGTACATGCAAAAGATGTACCTAGAGTACGGGCAGCACATGAGCATTGCAGGTGAAAGTACGGTTGTGCAGCACCAAGCGCATGACGCATTGCCTGCAAGCTACTGCTCCAGCAGTTTCTAGGTAATACAGGGAGTGTACTCCCTGTATTACCGTTTGGCGTCTTGGCCGACAGGCCATAGCCAAACCCCTAGCAATCGCCCCAAGCGATTGCCTAAACAAGAGGACATAACACATGGCTATACGCTACAAGCGCAACACGCTAGAGCATTTCATGCGGTTGTACCACCGCTACATTAATGTGGGCAGCATAACCAGTCGCCTGCGCCAACGCTTCGAGTACGTTGACATGGCAATAGAGCGCACCAGTGATACCACACGGGAGAAGCTAAAGAGCCTGCAAGCGCACAAGCTAGGGCGCAAAGACCGTATGCGTAACTACGAAGTGCCGCTTATGGCAGAGAAAGTGGATACGCTGCACACTAAGCTAACGGACTACTTGCTAACAGGTAGCCCAATCTTTGCTATGGTAGGCATACGCGGCAACAAAGAAAGCCAAGCTGTAGCTAACCAGTTTACTGCGCTAATGGAGCAAGACCAAGAGCGTTTCGGTTGGCAAGCAGAGCTTAGTGACTGCCTGCGAGATGCAGTGGTGTACAACATGGCAGTCTGTGAGCTTACTTGGGCATCAGGTGCAACGCACAGTCTTGTTACCACAAGTGCAGGCCAAAGCCGTACAGCAGAGACCTCAAGCTATGAGGGTGTGGCCATTACGCACCTTGACCCATACAACTTCATCTTTGACACTACAGTTCCATTGCATGAGTTGCAGAGTCGTGGTGTGTATGCAGGCTACATCAAGCGGCACAGCTACCTAAGCCTGTATGAGTTTCTTGGCAAGCTAAACCCGCAGTACAAGCTGCCAGACGCAATCAGTGCAGCACTGCGCGGAGGTAGCGCAACTAGCAACTACTATGAGCCTAACCTGCACCCACTGGAGCAGGACAAGCGCAACGCAGATGAGATGAACTGGTCGGAACACTTCGGCCTAAACCCTATTGTACCGAATGATAAGGAACACACTACGCTTGGGCGTTATGAAGTGCTTACGCTATACTATCGCTGTGTTCCAGCACACATAGGGATTGGCACTAATGATACCATATCTGATGCCACAAAGAGTGCAGTGTTCAAGCTAGTGTACATTGGCGATGCGCTAATCTATGCTGAGCCGCTACAGCTTGCCTTTGCAGGATTGCCAATATTTGCTGCGCATTTGCGTAACGGCAAGCGTGGCTTTGGCCTTAACAGCTTTGCAGAGGACTTGGAGGATGTGCAAGACAGCGCAACCGCCATGCTAAACGGCAGCCTCAGCAGCATGCGCAAAGCCGTAGGGGACAGAATGCTATATGATGCTCGATACATCAAGAGCGAGGACATCAACAGCGCAAACCCAGTAAGCAAGATACCAGTGCGCATACACGGCTTTGGCACTAAGCTAGGCGATACGTTTGCGGTAGTGCCGTACCGTGATGACATTAGCCAGTGGATGTTCCAGCACATCCAGTTTGCAAGCACTATGGCAGACAACGTGAGTGGCATTAACCGCGCAACACAGGGTAACTTCACCAAAGGCAACCGCACCATGCAGGAGTTCAACACCATCATGGATAACTCTGAGGGGCGGCTGTACAAGCACGCTATTTACTTGGAGTCCAGACTGTTTGCTCCACTTAAACGTGCAATGAAGCTACTCTACATGCAAAACGTCAGCAGCCAAGACATTCTTAGCCGCACACTGGAAACTACTGTGCGAGTAGATCCAATACAGATGCTGAAGTATGAAGTGGTTTACCGCATGGCAGATGGCATCAA